TAACAGATAGTAATACCTACCCCGCCGCCGTATAGGGTATTTTTATATATTTTTACAGTATCCATATAGAGCTAAATACTACTAATAAAACCATACATATTCCGCCCATTTCTATACATTTAAATAAATGAGCAAAAAAATAGCCACTAACGTAAATTAGTGGCTTTAAGCTTTTGGATTCGTTAAAAAAGGTAGGAGAAACTCATAGCAATCCTAATTGATCTTTTAATTTAAGCAATGTATAATTTTCGCCAGAACTAACTATTTTTTCATAATCACGTATCAACCACCGCTCTGCTTTACCATATCTACCTAAACTATCCCGACGTTGTTTTTGAATCTCAACACCATACTTATTTTCAATAAACCTAAACTGCGCCCTACCAAAATTTACTAAAATCATCTATATCTACTCCGCAAACGTTTTACAACTTTCTTAGTTTTTACAGGCTCAGCCTTTTTAACTAATACCCAACCTTCTTTAGTTTTTCTATAAATATTACCATCCCGTCTTACTCTTTCAGTACCAATTGGATCAGCAGGTTTACCTATTCTTCTACCATTCCAAAATACTGACATACTTATTTCCCCGCAGGCTTAGTAGCAACAGGCTTAGTAGCAGGCTTCTCTTCTTCCTCTTCAGAACCAAATTCACCAGTAATATCCAGACGCAAAACACCACATACAGGACACGCATATACTCCTGGCATATCTTCAACTTCTATAAACGGCGCCCCGCCAACTTCTGCCATATATTCAGGATTATATGACATAACGCCAGGTTTAAGTGTTGGATCATACATATACTTACACGCAGGGCACATCATAACACACCTCACTTATCAACTTTTTTAACAGGTTTTTTTACAGACTTAACCTTTTTAGCACTACTCTTTTTTACATCTTTCTTTACATCTTTCTTTACATCTTTTTTCATATTAAATCTCCTTAAAATTAAATTGATTGCATTGAAAAATTATACGTCACTTTTAAAACATCAGACGGAGCTACCGCCCTATCACCAGATGAAAAAGCATCAATACATAAAAGCCAATCAGCAGTACCAACATCATCACTTGCTAAAAACGCGCCCTTAATCGTCGCATTCGTAGTTATAGAAAACTCAGCAGGAGTAGAAGCATTCGTCCACGTTCCACCAGACCTAATACCGCTATACAATTTTCTATTACCAGAATACGAAGTAAACTCAGTTAAATTAGCGCCACCTATATCCGCACCAGTTAAATTCTTAGGAAGCCCTACTAAAGCCGTATAAAGCCCTATAAACCAATTATTAACCTTAGCTTGTGTACCAAATACTTCAGTCAATAAATAGATAATACCTTGATCTGTAACAACATTATGACTTTCTTCCCGCCACTTCAATTTCCCATCTTTATCGTAACATTCATAAACAAACTTACCGCCAACACACAATTTATTATTAAAAGCTCCATTTAAAATTAATTTACTATCTGCAAAAGAATCAATTTTTATTCTCATATAAACCTCTATAACAAAATAATTAAAAGAACACCTAATAAAAACGAAACTGACCCTAATCCAAATCCTGCTAAAAACAACTTACTCTTAACATTAAAATCTATTTTTGTCAAGTCTTTATATACCACAACTACCTTACCCTTATCTAAATATACAAATTCAACATAATCAAACTTACCTACATTTACCTTTCCAATTAAAGGAATATCTTTCCCTCGTTTTACTGTAACATAAACATAACCATCTACAAGCGACGCATCAATCAATTCCCATTTACTATCTAAAATATCTGCAAATACACTCGCTTCAACATACACTCGTGACATCGCCTCACATTTTTCAGCAGACCACGAACTTAAACAATCTTTCTTCTTTTCCTCAATCTTCTTTTGAAGTACTTCTCTTATTTGTACTTCATAATCTTGTGAAAAAACATTATTCCCAAAATTTAGACAGAGCATCACGCAAAGCAGCAGCCCTACTAGCATCACTACCCTGTGATGGATTAAAAATCTCACCATAAGCCCTCCTAAAAGCCTGTATTGGATTTTTTCTAATGCTTATCAAAAACAATCCAATGCATATAGTAACTATAATTAAAATCATAACAGCCAAACCTTGCCATAATATATCAAAAAATTTATTCATTACTTCCATCTCCATTTCCAGAACAATCAATCTTTTTAGTTTTCACATTATCATACAATTTAATTATACCAAAATATAAACCAGCCATAGTAGCAATAACACCAGCAACAGTGCCCAAAACTCCTGCCTCATATCTATTAGATAAAGCCATATAAAGAAAAATAACTATCGACAAAATCAAAAGAACCATCATTGAAAACCCATAAACATAAGGCACATTAATAACATCACTATTTTTAGAAAACCAAAATGGGCGCAAATACTTATCAAAATTACTCAACTTTTCCATTGATTATTCCCCCAGGCACAACATTTTCAAGTTTCACATATTCTACGCTATCTACTCTAGGCACATATTTATATTCTACAATATTATCTATTCCTCTACCTCTAAACTCAAATATATAATAAGGCTTTCCAATTCCATAATTATTCAAAAAACTCATACCTTCATTATCAATAACATACAATTCAAAATAGCCATTATCAACAGAAACCGTCTTCAACACCATTGGAGAAATAATAATATTATTATAAATTACAGGACTAATTAAACTAACTTTTATAGAAACGCCTTTTGCAAATGAACCATCAATACAACTAATATAACCCCATACTTTTACACGATGAGACTCTTCTACCACATTAGCATAAGAAATAAACTCTAAAATCAAATTATCCAATGTTGGAGTAGTAGAACCATCAAACGACCATAAATAAGTCACTAATCTAAATTCTTTAGTATTAGATAATATTTCTAAAAATCTAGCATAGGCAGTTATTTCATCATAATAATTAGATTCTTCAGGAGAACTACTGACTACCCACGCAGCTCCATCCCACCAATATTCAACACCATCTATTTCAAGCGTAAAAGAAATCTCATCATACTTATTTAACACAGCATCAATATCTAATTTTACTAAAACATCAATATTTAATTTATTTTTAGACTTTACATACTCCCCAGTCATTGAATATGGATATTTAAGCCTAACAACACCATTTTCAACAACTATTCCATTTGAATATTCATATTGCGACTCATTAATAAAATTATAAATTACCGTTCGCATAACTTATCCTTACTAATATCGTTTAATGAAAATTCTTTACGCTCATTAAACTCTTCCTGTTTTCCCTTATTCCATTGATTCACAGGTCTAAAATACCCTACAACTCTTGAATATACTTCAACGGGAACTTTCTTAACTTTATTCTCACTCATATTATTTCAAATCCTTCCTTACCTGAACTACCAATATCCTTAAAATTCAAACCTCTCGAATTAAGCTCACCCTTTACTACATTCCAATCAAACCCTGCTCCTGGACACAGCTTATCATATTTAACAACAGCACTTTGAGAATTATACTTCCATATACACCATCTATGCCCAACAATCTTATTTAAAGATGGATACATTGGCCTCAAATAATCAAGCCATAATTTCAATACTGACATATATTGCATTTTAGTATAAGCATCTCTATTAGATTTTGAAGAATTTATCAACTCAACAGCTATTTGATATTTTGAAAATTTACCAGAAGTAGCTGAATACACCCAATATGAAGGATCTATAATTTCCACTATTTTACCGTCTTCTTCGCCCTTTTCACCTCTACCAATCAAATAATGAAATAAACCAACCCCACCTAAATAATCAACCGCTCTTTCACCACTTAACATCCATTGAATAATGCCATCTATTGAATTACCGCCAGCCGTACCATGAACAACAAATTCAGTCGGCTCTACATCTCTTATTTTATTTATCCAACCTTGTTGATATTTAACACGCACACGTTTTTCAACAATTATATCTAAATTCATATACCCATTAAAATCTCTATTCATATTTTCAATGCCATAACTCTTTGGCATTTTACATTTATTTATTAAATCAGTAAATATAGTCATTTTGGTTTCCACGGATCTATTAATTTTTTAATATTATTTTCAAGATTTTGAATCTTATTATGGTACTCAATAGAAACAAGCCTTGCCTGAAAAAACAACTCTTCTAAATGCGCCCTAATCTGACCAATTTCTTTCATATTAGCTTCATAAAGCTCTTCCCTAGAAATCGGCTCCTTAATAAAATAAAAATCATTCAACATATTTGATGCTTCAAAAATAATAAAATCAATCTTTCTATCAACATATGATGAAAATTCTAATTCATTCATTAAATAATAATTATTATCTCTAAAAAACCCTCTAATCTTTCGTATAATATTATTTTCAATGACAGATACAATCAACTTATACGTTTGAAATAATTCTGAATCAACTGGATTAACAACATTCTTAGATTTAATCAAATCAATATATATTTTAAATAATAAACTTTCTATAATAACAGCCTTATCATCTACTAAATTCATTTGTTTTTTTAAACATCCAAAAAACTTATACTCCATCTTTTTATCTAAAATATCTATCACTTCATCCAATAAAATAAAAACATCTTTCACATGCTTACAATTACTATGCACATTTGAATTACACTCATTTTTTCCATTTAATTTAATTAAAGCTTTTCCAAAAACAAAATTATACCCTTTATTTATCATCTGAATAATAACAAAAACAACCACCACTAAAAGCACAACTAAAAAGGATATTTGAAACCAAATAGGCAAGCCAATAATTAAATCAATCATATAATTATCCTTAATCACTCACTCTAAATTTAAACGTCTCGCCTCTACCCCTCCACGTAGGAAGCTCCACATACGCATTGCCAATATAGTACCCTACTTCATCTAAATCGCCTTCTTTAATAACATACTTTAATCTTCTGCTAACTATTGCAGGCATAGCTTGCCTTTCAGAACGAGAATACTTTTCTATATTCGGATCTACATCTTTAAAATATATATTCTTATCTTCAGAATGAATTGAACAAATCCATTCAACTTCTTTTTCTGACGGTTTTTTAATTAATAGTTTAGCTACTGTAGCTCCAGAAATATCGGCAGCACAATCAACTAATAATACCGTACCAACATCGTTTTTATATGGAATATTCACAACTCCTCCAACTTAACTTCACTATCGATAGCCAACACAATAGCAATATCACTACTAACAATAACTTTACTTATTAAATAACTACTAAAATTGCAAACTAAATTTAAATCACTACTAAATTTAACCTTATCTAAAATATTCGATTTAATATTTAAAATTTCCATATTAACTCAAATATGATTTAACTCTAATAATCTTTGCTAAAATCTTTCTAAATAACTTTCCTCCTAATCCTCGCGCCATAAATTTATTCCCAATATTTACACTCCTTCCTATAGAAAAATGCTTCTTCATATTCTCTCACATTTAAAAATATTTTCAATAGATGGATTCCCATCTTTATCGTAGCATCGCCATCTTGCAATCTCAGTAACATTATCAGACTTATACATAATAAGCAAATTTGGAGCACGCAATTCCCATTTACCACCTTCTACATCCATTAAAAAATTAATACTATTCATCATACTTTGAAGCTGACCACCAACCGCCAACTCCTTATCCCCATTAATGCCAAGCGCACTCCTTATTTGCTTACGTTCTGTTTCAGACCAAACGCCATTACTAGAAAAATATTCTTGGCGCTCAGACCTAAAAGGGACAGACGCACTATCAACTACAAATAAATACACTCCTTCAATATCCGCATCACTAAAATCACAATAATAAATTCCCTTTGCATCTACATCAGCATATTCCTCTAAACTATAAATGCCAAGTTTTATTCCATTAGGTTTAAATACAACCATCTTAACATCAGAAAGACCACTTACCCTATTCTTTGAAATATAATTAACTCTAAAAGTCTTTCCAACGATAGCCATACCATAACCTTTTACTCTTTACTCTTCACAATTCTAGAAGAATTAAATACATAAGGTTGCTTAACCCCACCACCAGTCATTTGAGCTACTAAAACATCATTAACCGCAGGGACAATGCAATCTTCATATTTACAATTAAAACAATCGCCATCACATACCTTATTCATTTAAAATGCAATTCCTCCAGGAGCAACCTTATCTTCAATAGACTTAGTCCGTAAACTTACCTGCCGCAATGAATCCTGAGCAGTATCAAAACCAGTACCTTTAATTTCAGATAAATCAGCGCCTACCCCAGAAGTATCAGAATGAATTAAATCAAGCAATGTTTTTAATGCACTTAATCCATATGTACTATTAGTCAATAACCCATTATTAGCATCAACTACTGATTTAATAGCGCTTAGCCCATACGTCCCATTATCCAACGTACTCTGAATACCGTCAATAAGCGTTTTTAATGCACTTAATCCATACGTAGCATTTGAAACTATCGCCTCAATATCATCAACATTGCCATCAACTATATCAATCTTATCCTCAATAGCATCCAATTTTGAAGCAATATCAGATGAAGAAGTAGCAGTCCTACTAATAGAACCAAATGACCTTGAATTTCCATCTTCCTTCAAATCAAAACTAAAAATCAAATCCTCAACAGCATGCGTATTAGCAACAGTATAAGTTGCACTAAATACACCAACACTTTCCCTAGTCATCCATTTCTTACCGCCAAAAGTATCAGAACTCAACCCACCTAAATTAGCGCTTCTATCAGTACCCTGACTATTAGCAACACTTACTGCTACATAAGCATCGGTATTCTGATTATCTGGGTCTTCCATATTATTATCTGAATCATAAAATCTAAAGAAAAACTTATATGTACTAGACCCAGAATCAGGTATAAGCATTACATCAATTAACGCTATCTTAGCATCAGCATTATTGCTTAACTTCCCAACAGTATTATTGATAGTATCTAAAATACTCTTTAACGCAGCATTCCCATAACTAGTATCAGTTACAGTATTTTTAGTTGTAGTTACATCATTACCAACAGAATCCAATTTAGTTTTAATTGCATTCAAACCATACGATGAACTTTGAATTTCAGAAAGCGCTGTACCTACATTATACGCTAATTCCTGAAAAATAGTATCAACAAGAGTACTACCATCCACTACCTGAATCCTAGTAGAACCTGGCGAAGACTTTGAAGCACTATCAATTAAAAATACCCATGTACCATATGCCTTACTAGTAGAATCCCAATCATGGTAATACCACCCATTGCCCATTTCACAAAAACCAGCCAATGGATTAGTACCACTCCACGGAATATTTGAAGAAGCACCACTAGGACTTCTTACTATTGCAGTTATATCAGTTAATCCAGTCTGATAATTTTTTGCAGCATAAAGTAAACGATATACATCTCCCTGCTTAACTAAAACAAAAGACCCTGCAGCCATATTAAACCCTCCTTAAATTAAAATGCGGCACCATCTTGAAAACCTATAGCTTGAACTTCTATAACTTCTACATCTAATATATCTAAATTTTTTAAATAAAGCACTGTAAAAATGCCAGCATAACCATTAGTAAACCAATTATACACATATTCACCTACCTCACTACCAGCTACCATAAACGCATTCACAATAACATTGCCACTTTCATTCAATATTTTTATGCGAATATCAGTAAGCCCACTAATGCCAACCCCATTTTCCTGATAGAAAAGCCTTAATTTAATATTTTCATTCTGCCCTATAATCATACGCCATAACCACTAAATTAATATTTTTAAGATAATCTTTTGGCACTACTTCATAACTAGGCTTATCAAATAATTTTATACCTATCTCATTATATAAATCAGCTATTAACTCAGAACAAATCACCGCCTTTTTAGAAGCATCTGGAATATGCTTAATACCAAAAACATACTTAAAAAGAAGCAATAAAATCTGCAAAAAAGAATATTTATATCTAACTTTAAGTAAAGCTAATCTAACCAAATAATGCTGATAATCTGAATGCATCCCACCTACTAACCTCGCCCTATAAACAATATGTTTATTAGGCTTAAAAGAAGGCATATTCCTAATATTAACACCATACCTTACAGAAGCCTCGATTATTAAATCATCAAATAAATACATAAAAACATGCCCAGCCTTCATACCATTACTTTTACCAGTAATCGCCCCAATAACTTTATGAAAAAAACTTTCCTTATTAAAAACTATAAAAATATCGCCAGTTTCAATCCTATACATAGCACCGTAACCATAATTCTAGAATTGCGGTATCTCCAAGACCGTGCTCAACTTGCAATTCTAAAATATTGGCTAACTCTAACTCAGGATAATATTTCACATATTTAGGCGGTGCTTCTACACTAAAAGAATCCCCTACACCAAACAATCGCTTATTTCTAACAAATAAAACATTACCACCAACACTTCTTGGCAAATCAGGCGCTAAAATAAAACTAGCTTCAATAAACGATTCAATATTACCACTTAAAACCTTAACTCCACCACCTTCTATATAATAACTAAACTTAGGCTTAAATCTAACTTTTGAAATCACCTTAGCGCCACTAACAAAAACCAACTGCTCAAAATCTTCAAAATAAAACGAAGAATTATCTCCAAGCTTAAAATATATAAACCTTAAATCCAATGTTCCTTCAACTGGTCTAGGCTTAATTTTTACTACTCCTGTTTCAGGCTCACGCTTCTCAATAGCTTTATTACACATATTTTTATAATACATTTCAAAATTAATAGCATCTTCCCCAGTAATATCACACGCAAATCTTTTAAATCCATCTTGAACTTCTAAAGTATAATACTTTATACCATCAATTTCATATTCTTCAAATTGAACAATTCCCCACAAACCCCTAGAAGATACAACACCTTTAAAATCTGAATATTTCACGATAAAAACTCCACAATTTTATACTCATTACCTGCCCCTGTAACAAATATATTATGCCCAGTAGCAACAGTAATCTGATTACTAGTATTGCTTGCTATTAACAAAGGAGTCATGCCACCAATTACTAAATATTTCCCACTTAAACTATTTACAGCCCAATTTTTAGAAGAATCTGTCAAAGTAGTATTCGTTCCTCCAGTACTAACACCGCCATCAATAGTAGATAACTTATCATACTTAACATAACCAACTAATTTAGCATACATTTCCCTCGCTATTGCATCCAATCTCCTTCTGCGCATTATTATACAATTTCTATCATCACCTTTAAAATTATTACTTAATACATCAGAAAACATAATTTGCAAATAACCCAACGATAATAACTGAGAATTATTCTCAATTACATCTCTATAACAAAAATACAACTCAACTCTACTAGCATTAGTAGAAGGATAAGCACCACCAACAAACTGCTGCAAAACTATTTCAGTTCCAACAGGTATTTTATAAATTGTATCAGAAAACGTACTTCCAGCAACATTACTTAAAACATTATACACAACAGGAAAAGTATTAGGCGGGGCTATTTGCGCCTGTTTTACAAATAAAAACCCCGCCTCATCAACATCAATAATATTGCCAGACTTACCTTTAATTTTTAATTCAGTTATTTTATTAACAACCGCCATTTACTAAACCTTAACAATCTTATTCCTTACTGCCCACGATATAAAATCACCACTAAAAGGAACTTCGCCATAATGAAGTATTGTTATTCTTGGATCAAAATAAATCTTACCACCTAAATCTTTCCATTTTAAACATAAATTAATATCTTCAGAAACAATTTCTTTATACTTATCATTAACAGTAACTTCAAACACCATACGTTTTTCAACTGGTTTACCTTCAATAATCTGCCTTGAATCAAAATAAGGTTTACTAGCATCCCATAATTTTTGTACACAACTTCTAGAAAGACATAAAAACCCTGTACCTAAACCATCAGTCTCTAAAAGCCCTTCTTCATTCATTTCAATAGGCAACTGAGTACCTGGCTCTAATCTAAAAACATACGACTCATCCATAGGATTCTTACGCCTTGCAGTACCACCAATAAAATCCTTGTTATACTTAATAATCTTTACAAAATCTTCAGGCATCCAAGCCTCATCAGAATCTACAAAAAACAAATAGTCAAAATCATTAGTTAACATTACATAAAACAAATCATTTCTTGCACGTTCAAGCATACTATCATAAGCAACAAAAACAGGAGTAACAAAAATCCCATTTTGAGACGCTAAAATAATAGTCTTTACAAGTGCATCAGCATACCACGCACTAACCCGCCCATCTAACGTAGGCGTACCAATCATAACTTTAATTACATCCTGATTATTCTGCTGAATCTGACTAACTTTACTAACTTGTTTTTTAACCATTCTTTAAACTCCCTTTAATTTTAATTCTAATTGAACTACTCTATCTGTTAACTCCTGTACCGCTTTAATCAATGGCATTAAAACATTGCCAGGAGTAACTGTCAAATTATCTGGATCAGACCTATCTACAATTTTCAAAAAATCTGCCTTATATTCATCTTCAACTTTCATTACTTCTTGTGCAATAAAACCAACGACCCAATCATTTAACTTCTTTGAACCATCCTTCTTTTTATATTTTATATTTCCATATTCATCTCTTAACAAATTACCAAATTCATCTTTTTCAGCATACCATTCTCTTTTATCCCACTTAAATCTCCTCACTTTAAGTTTATTAATAAAATCCAAGCCAATAGAAATATCTTCAATATCAGCTTTATCCCTTAAGTCAGATGAATATAATGTTATTGCAGTTACATTAGCTCTAATTTCTGTAATAGCACCATTACCTAAAGAAATTCTATTACTTGCTGGATAAATGCCATTTAAAGAAATATGGTTAGTTAATGAAAAATTAGTAGTATTAGGAAAAAAATCAGAACTAACACTTAAAATTAAACATCTATTAACACTTCCACTATAAGGCATTGACATATAATTAAGCGCTTGATTAGCAATAAATAACATACTATTACTTATTGAAAACTTCACACCAATTGGATCAGCCCCACAAAACTCTGCAGTCGAAATTATAATAGAATCGACAAGTGAACTAATACTTGCATAACCAATTCTCTTACCTACAACTATATTATTAGCGACTAATGATGGAGAATCCTGCGCTAAAATTGAATCCCCTATATAAACACCGCCAGCGTGTCCAGGAAAAGAATAGCCCAAAAAAGAAGAAAAAGGAAGATTTAACAAACAATAATTTCCAATTGCAATATTAGAAGGAACTCTATAATTATAACTAGCACTATTACCGACAACAATCTCCGCACCAGTATAACTAGATGTAGATGGATACGCATTAAAATTACCTATATAATTCCCAATAAAAATACCATCTGGTCTAAATGGATATAATTGAGACCCAAAACTAGAATCATTAAAGCTATTACTACCTATATAAACACCACTAGCAACATTAAAAGATGAAACATTAATGTTAAAACTACTACACCCAATAATTACACCACTAATATTAGATAAAGAAAAATTAGTTTCATTAGAAAATGCAGATTTCACGCCAATACAAATTGTTCCTCCAACAACATTACCACCAGCCAAACTATTAACTAAATTACCTATAACAACAGAACCGCTAGCGGTAATATTTTGCCCAATTATAACACCTCCACTATTTGAAATATTATTTCCTATAGTAACAATACCTGTGCCATCATTATTTCCACCAATAATAAAAGGAATATAATCAAAAATAGTACCACTAAAATTAAAAGAATATTTAACTATTCCAGAATTATTATTGCCAACAATAAATGCGCTACCTGAATAAAAATAATTAAAATTATTTCCAGCACCTATATAAAAAACTCTTTGCTCGGGCCACCAATTTGAAGGTTTGCCCCCAATAATAATATTATTATTCGCAACAGAATCGGGCAAAGAAAAATAAGAACCAAAATTAGGCGATATAACAATATTCCCATTTGCTTGATTTGAAGTACCAATAACAGAAAAACCGCCAATAATATAATTACCATCGCCTGATAAATTAACACTTTTTCCAATAACTATATTATGACTTCCAGATATGACTAATCCTGTGCCAATTATAACATTATTCCCGCCATTCAAAGAAGTAAAATTCGCACCAATAATAATAGAATTACCATAAACCGTAACAGGACTAGAAACATCGAAATTAGCTATAATAACTCTAGCATTATTATCGTTTATATGACGATAATTGTTCCCAATAATTATAGAAGAACTTAAAGTGGCAGATAATGAATTGTTATTACCAACAACTACACAATTACTAACGCTATAACCTGCACCTTGATTTGAAAAAGTATCATTACCTATAATAACAGAATTAAAAACGCCCGAATTACCAGAATATAAAGTCATATTACCAATAACTAATAAACTATTAGTTAAATTTACATTAGACGTAAAATAATTCGATGCCAAAACATCATTTCCAATTGCCAATAAATTATACTTTATGTATTGATTAGCTCTAATTTTACTTGCAGCACTATGCCCAATAGCTAACGATAAATAATCTCCACCACTATTTAAAGCACCATGCCCAATAGCAATTGCCCTACCAACTGAAACAGGATTTCCAAAAGAATCACCAACAAATTTAAGCGCATTATTACCTAAAACTAAACTGCTAGAAAAATCGGCTCCCTGATATACATTATAAATACTTGAAAAACCAATAACGATATTTCCAGCAGCAGTAAAATTTGAAGCCATATAAAATATCTCAGAACCTATACCTATATTGCTATACGCATTTGAAACCATATAAAAATTAAAAGTACCAAAAACAATATTTGTAGAACCAGAATTAACACCACCCCCATAAGAAAAATTACTATTTCCAATAATAACAGAACTATTAGGCATAAAATTATTAAAGCCAAAACAATAAATATAACTATTACTATTTCCAACTAATTTATTATTACCAATAACTATAGAATAAGATATACTACTAAAATTAACTTTATCTAAAACATTATTGCCAATAAATACGTTATAGTCACACGTAGAAATATTAGAACAATTTGAAAAACCAATAGCAATATTATACCTTGCATTAGAAATAGAATAAAATGAAGCTCCGCCAAAAACACAATTATATGTAGCTGAATTAACTTCATTTAAAATATTATTTCCAAAAACATAATTTGCAAAACAAGAAGCAACAGTACTAAAATTTCCAAAGCCAACAGCTACATTATTAGACGCAACACAACTAGCTGCATTATTATGCCCAATAAAAATATTATTATTTCCACCAAGAGCCAGAGAACTATTTCCTATAATTATATTAGATGAACACCCAGTATATGTTGCCGATAAACCTATTGAGTTCCCTATAAAAATAGAATTCAATAATGATGAAACATTATTACTATTAAAAATACTAGTTCCAATTCCAATAAAACTATAATTTCCAGTTTGAACACTAGCAATTTTATTACCTACTAAAACCGTATTAGATACATTTGTTGCTAAATTATATAAATTATTGCCAATAGCTATATTATTTGCACCAGTTATATTAGCTTCAATTGCAGAAAAACCGATAGCTATATTATTAAATCCAGTAGTTAGCGCCCTTAAAGCCCTATTACCAATAGCTATATTATTTCCAGAAGTAGTAGAAAATAAAGTATCAGTACCAATACCAATAAGATTAGTAGCCAAGGCAGAAGTTAACGCACTATACCCAATTGCTATATTATTATTATTTGAATTTCTATTAGCTAACGCATTTGAACCAATCGCTATATTATAATTTCCAGTAGATAAATTAGATAAAGTATTTGCTCCAATAGCAATATTTCCATCCCCAGAAACTAATTTATTTAACGTTCTATATCCAATAGCAACATTGTAATTATTGGAAATAGCAGATACCATTGAACTAGCGCCAATAGCAACATTAAGAGTACCAGATACAAGAGAATTTAACGCAGAAGTACCAATAGCAATATTAGTATAATTTAAAGCAGTTCTTTTATATCTATAATCACTCCGCCCAATTAAAATATCCACACTCTCAATATCTAAAATTCTATCAAATCTATCTCTAAAAGATAATTGAGTATCTTCATTATCTAAATTAAACTTATCATTTATTTTATCTAATGGAGCCTTAAAATTAAACCTTACTAATAGTGAAGACCTTTGATTAGTAATTATGCCAGAAGGAAGTTTAAACCTACCAGTAACACAATCTACACCTATATAACCATAATAATCCCAATTATTCCATACAGTATCATTTGAAAAATCAACAGGCATAATATCGACAAATGAACTATTAGTACGTTCATCTGGTGGTAAACCACCAATAATATTATCACTATCGCCAGTACGAGAATTAACAACTTTAACATTATTATAAAAATAAAAGTCAGGAACATGAATATTACTAGAAGTAGAATATCTACCTGCTGTGGGTTTATAATATACCTGAAAATACCCAGCACTTAAATCATCAACTACATCTGTATAAAGAAATGGTTGAGAAACATAGGATCCATCAGCTACAAAAACATGAATATGATATGAACCACCAGCAACAAAAATATTTGACTCAAAATAAACATTAAACCAAGCCCCAGCCGATAAATTTCCAATTGGAACAAGTACATTAAATAACTCTACATCAGAACTATTATGCATAATAACACGTAAATTATTATATCCAGAGCCAACAGTATGACATCGCAACCTAGTCCATTTATGTTTTACTGAATTTATATCTGATGGCCATACAAAAGGAATCTTATCTGTATTTAATTCTGATAATGACGTTTTTAATCCAACCGCATTATCACTCCCAGTCATCCTATAAACAGCTTTTCTACTAAAAGTAGTGGCACTTCTTTCAATATCAAAAATAGATAAAGGATTACCATTATCATCACAAAAAAAGGCAGAAACATCAGGAGTAATATTTCTAAGAAATACCCCACGCCTATCATCCAACATATAAGCATGAGTAAATAGATTTCTAAACTTAAATACTCTTACACCACCACCGCCACCACCTGCATTTAACTTATCTTGAACTTCCTGAGAAAGCCAACTTTCAATAATTGATTTTTCAGCAGGAGCAATATTTGCAAAATTAAAAGTAGCATACTTTGACCTACCAGTAACACCAATACTTGAAATATTTCCACCAACAACTAAAATTGAACCTAAACAAATAACATCCTGCAATCCAGTCGGCAAAACTTTATCTACAACTAATTGCGAAGAATCTATTGTTTCCCAATAATAAGAATCACTAATAAAAACCTTATTTCTTTGAGCGCCATAATCTTCTTCAATATATTTATACTTAACATAATACGTACCATCACCATCAAAAAAGTTAGGTGCATAATTATTAAGCGGAAGTATATAAACAGGTCTAACAATTCCCTTTGAATCTTTTACAAAACCTTTTACTTCTGGAATATTTATTTTATTTCCACCAGCAGAAACAATAGAAGAAGTACCTTGAAATATACAAGGAATCTCCTGCAATAAATCTTCTAACACATCACCAAGCTTACCATCCAAATAATCCATATCCTGAATATAATCTTCAGGATAAAACTGATCTTTATCCTTCAAAGGAATATTAGTAATTGGATCAACTTTTAATGTAGTTCTTCGTCTATTTTTTGGCATACTACACCTCTAAAATACATTAGCATAATTAAACCAACCACCTTCTGTCAAAGCTCCAAGATAATATCTAAAATAAGGACTACCTATAAATTCAACTACGTCAATAACTTTTTTAATGACAGAAGGCGACAAATCCTTACTACGTAAATCAATATAAATTTCGCCACGCACAAAACTACCGCCAAAAACACCAACATTTGCACGCCAACTAAAACCCCCATACGCAATAGAATTTTTAGACGCCCACTTCATAAAATCATATGGATAAGGCATTAAATTATTAATACTTTCCCAAACATCATACGCTGAATATGGTGGAATAATAATTGGTCTAAACCCAGTAACTTCTTCTATACAATCTAAAAAAGATTGTTCTGTACCTTTTATTCTATGCCTAGCTATAGCTTCCCAAACTTTCTTTCGTTTTACACCAGAAGAATCACCAGTAAATAAATTTGCAGAAACAGGGTAACCTACATACGACAATAAATTTTCCTGACATCTATCGGGGTCAGTAAAAAACTTCATTCCATAAATAGCATCTACTAAAACTGCATCAATACCATCCATTATCTCCCCAAGCTCTTTCCATTCAGAACTATCAAGAGACTTTATAAATTCAGGAAATTCATCATAATACTTATCGTAAATACCCACTATACTACCCCATTACACGAAGTAACCATATAAATACCAGATGTAGTACTATTTTCAAATAACATACTACCTTGAACAAATAAACTAATATCAATACCAGTAATACAAGTACGTTCAGGCTTATCAGCTTCATTAAACGTCAACACCCCAGCACAAGGAATCTTACCAGCCTCAACATATTGAATATTCACAGGATTTAAAAGAACAATACTCTTAACACCATCAATTAAATCCATCATTGAAAAGAAAATATTAGTAAAAATATTCTCACCCCAATCAAATACCTTAGCTAAACTCAACATACTAAAAATCTTTTGACATACTAAATCATCGCCAACATCAAAAGAAAACCCCCATAAATTATTAATATATTCTATAACATTCTTTATTCCTTCTGACGCTAAAACTTCCTTTAATTCTGCAACTACTTCTGAAACAATTAACAAAGTACCAAGTCTAACCCACGGCAATACCTGAGCAAAAGTAAACCCATCCTCAACTAAAACTTCCATATTTACATCAATAGGCTGATAATCCGCCGTATCTACCTGAATAAATATTCCAGATAAAACAGATTTATCTTTCAAATAAGTAGTCAAACTATTACGTAATTGATAACTTGCAACTCCACCACCATTTGGAATAACTTGTATCCTAACTGATAAAATACCAGCAAAATTAGGCTCAACATAAGCACGAGAAACGCCACCATGTTTTAATGTAAACGCAACAAAATCATTCTTTGAAACACATCTATCTTGTGCACAAACCAATAATGGCGCTAAAGTTTTTATTTTATCAATACTTTCTTCACCCATTCCCCCAGTCATTTTAGTTTCATTAATAACACTTAAAATATAAGGATTACTACCTATATACATATTTATCTTTCCTTCTGAAACATTTCCCCTAACACCACCACCAAATCTTGCAGTTAAAACCCCATTAAAACCAAAAGGAAATTTAGAACCAAAAGTGCCATTACCACCTCTTATTTTAACAGTACCATCATAATAATAAATAATTCTAAAATGCTTATCCGCAGGCTTACTATTAAATAAATACTCAACCTCAGACCATATTTCTGAATTTATAGATAATGACACAGTACCTCTTATCAAACCCTTACGAGGAACAACAACTTCTTCAAATTCTTCGCCAGTAAACGTACTTGGCAAAATATCAGAATATACTTGCCCTTCTTTAACAGGCACATATTCAACTAAATTATTAAATGTAAAATCATTCTCCGCTGAAAAAACAACAGGCGCACCACCAACCGCAACAGAAGTTTGAAATACCAATTCATTTTTAGGAACAACTAAAGGAAGTGGCGCATCCGATTTCAAAGTAACCTTAACCATTCCAGTAGCACATTGACCAGTACTTGGTATATAATCTAAATAACGAGCAAAATCATATACCGCCTGTTTTGTATACATAGAATGAAACATATTATTATTTGCTCTTGCATCAATATAACTTGCTAAAATATCCGCACGAGCAGCTAATAAAATTTTAATCCATTCAGGCTTACCCTCAAAAAGTGGATGCTTATTCATTTCATTCATCCACTCTAAAAATGTTAAAGTTTTATATGAAAAAGGCTGAAATTTTATATCCACACCTTATCCCCCATAAATTGGAACACTAATAATAAAATTACTCAAATAATCAACAGATGGCTTTATCATTGGCACAAAAATCACCAATATTTGAATTAAATTTTCTTCATATTTAGCCGCAACCATATCTGAACCCACGACCGCCTGTAATTCAGGACTTACAGTTAAATTATACCTTCCAACAGCTTGAACTATTTCAGTCTTTATTAAATAATCCAAAATCTCATAGTTTGATTCATTTTCCAATTTCGATATCATTGCACCATAATTACGAGAAAAAAGACCAGAACCATAACACCGCTGTAAATATAAAAATAAATCACGCTTTATCCTCAAAGATAACTGCAAATCTTCAGAATTTAAAAAATTATCTAATGAATTTAACTGTTCAATTTCAGAACTCATCAATTAATCTTATTCACCTTACTTAATAATTTACCTGGACTAGCATAATCAGATTTCTTATTGGAAATATCACTCTTCTTCTGCCCAATTTGAGACTTATCAGTACTCCTATTAACCGCTGCAGGCGGTAATGTTGCACCAGTAGGGCCCATTGGATGCGAATGAATATGGTTAGCTATATCATCATCTATCTTTTCTAATCTTATATATATATCTTTTATATATGAATCTAAAATATAATCTATCAATTCTTTTAACTTATTACCTAAAACAACTGGCTCAGGTTCAACACTACTTCCCGCCTGTGATTTACTATGGATAGTAAAACCTTCATTTTCATCATACTTAATTAAGCCACCTGTTTTAGCTGCATTTAATATAGTATAAACATCTTGAACAGGCTTGTCAACTAATAAATCCTTTTTAGGCTCTGCAATAAAATAAGGGCACGATGGATCCGCATCTTTAAAAAATAAAATAACATCATCATCAACTTTTGGAGCATAAAATGTTCTAATATTACCAACAGGCAAAGCCCATATATATGATTTGGCATCTTTAGCTAATAACTCCAAACACTCTAAACCAACCCTACCCTTCTTTTGTACATCATTAACATCTTTAACTACTGCTGAATATGTTCTATAATATTTAAACTTTTGCTTTAATGAAAACAAAAGCTGATCTAAAAATACTTCAAATTCTACCTGATTAAACAAACTTACCTCCGCATTGACCCCTTAGTATGTAAACCAGATTCATTAAACGTATGCTCAATAGTAGTAGTTCTCCAATATAAAACGCCAGATTTTACCTGCGTCCATACCTCATTCCCCCCAACTCTACGAGCTTCAAAAATACCAACTTCCCTTTCACTTTTATATCTATTATAAACATCGCCACCCAAAGCAACTGGAACATTAGGCTCTAAAAATGGATCACCACGCACCAATTCAAAATCACATTTAAAACCTCCTGCACCTAAACCAGAAGGACTCTGCGAATCTGGAGCTATAGGAGAACCAAAACTTTGCGCAGACCTACGCTTAAAAAATAAAGCATGCATCTCAGGCAATGGCATAGCATACGCAACAGCTAAAAAATCGTCCATCGTCTTTCCAGGATTATTCCTCAACCATTGATCAACTTTAGATTGGTCTAATTCCCAATTAGACGGATCATGTGGGTCATTAGAACCAACTTCAGAAGGCACTATTTCCATCCTTCCATCAGAACCACGCTGTAAAAAACCGCCCTGCTCACCTCTTTCAGAAGCTTCTCCACCAATCTTCAATGATTTAACATTCATTAAACCATTTCGCCAATCCATTCTATAAACCGTGCCAGGATTTCTATCAGGATGCATTGAACCAAGTAACTCATCGCCCTTATATGAATCATCGACAAAAAAGAACTTCAATTTATTCAATGTAGGATCTGGACGGGTATCAAAATACGCGCCCCATAATGCAGCCAACTTATAAATAAATTCCAAATCAGTCATATCAACCTGCCGAATAGAATCAACAGATTGTAACATATTATTAAAATTAATAACCCCCTGCGAAAAAACGGAATTTGCATAAGAATTTAAAATAGTATGTACAATATTATACCTAGTAGTATTTGTAAACTCCCTCGTTTTCTTTTCATAACGCATTCTATCAGTTGTATCTCTAACTTCAATATTCAATAAAATACTTCCATCTTCATTAAAATCGGTTGTTGGTCGCTGACATATACCAACTATCATCAACCTACTTCTTGGACGAGTAATAATACTACCAGGTTGAGAAGAATATCCAAACTTAATATAACAAGGAACACCAGCATGAATACCCTGATCCAATAATCCATACGGATCACTCACAGTAATAACAGCAGTATTAGGTTTTCTTGCTTCTAACTTAACCGTAACTGATGTATAATACCGTCTTGCTGTAATATCATCTGAAAAAATACCCAACCGCTGTAATGAATCACCTATAAGAGATGGCGCCCCACTTCTTGAGCCAATCCACACCTGACAATATGGAATATCATATCCATTAGTAAACGACTGCTCAAACATTTACAACCTCGGTGGTATCTTAACTTCAATAAACTTACGCTCATCAAAATCTTCACATAACATTCTCTCAATATTTTGCTCTCGTAACCTATAAGATAAAATTTCAGACCCTTCACCCCAAATCTGCACTGCAAAATCATCAAGTTCCCTATCAACTTCCTTATTCTGAATAACAAAACTAGTAAATAATTCCGCAAACCTCATACCATGCAAAGTTTTTACCTCGCCTCTTGCATTTACAAATACAACATCTTTAATTCCCCTGTATCTCATTAATAAGGCTTCTCCCCTAAAAATGATTTAACCACTTGAAAAACCGCTTCAGCCATTCCAGCAAACGTCAAAACCATTCTTGCTATCTTCTCAGCTTTATACAAAATAGTATCTTCATCCAAAACTAACTTCATATCTACATCAGTAACAGTAGGATATCCTAATTTATTAAAAAGAATATGTTTAAAATCACATTGTTCAACATAATAAATCAAAGGAATTGTATTTCCAGTACCATACCAAAATAATACCTTTGGATTTGCATTATTTAATTTAGAAAATAACATAGTCAATAAGCCCTCAACAGGAGTCCGTAAATTCTCAAACAACTTTAACATTGGTAAATTACCATACACCCAACTTCTATTAATCACCTTTATACTAAAAGATATCTCCTGCGCTCCCATATTTGAAAATTGCATAGGCTCAAATTCTCTACCAGGAACTTTTATTTTAGCCCAATTAATTACCTTCGATGAATTAACTTCCAAAGGAACATTTGGCAACGTAATTAAAGTAAAATTTCCCAAATCCAACATAAACCAAGGAATTCTAAACTTACCCAATTTTGATTTTTTAGCACCTATTAAAGCCATATCATACCGCCGAATAACTCCAATTTCTTACTATTTCAGGCAACGTCTTCCTTAACTTATCAGCTACAATCTGACCAATTAAATTAGGATTAGTTGCCCCACTTGCATCAACAGAAACATTAACAGATAAATTTTGAACAACATTATTTACCCTACTATTATTTGGAATAATCATACCAGCAGCATTAGGAACAAATAATTCTGGACCATGCTCACCTACAATATACCCCTTATTAGCATAAACAGGCCCACCATGCTGACGATGAGCAGGTGGGGGAGTTGGAGGAGTTCTAAGCTGCGCTGGAGTTCCACTATTATTAGTTACTACTATTTGAGCAGGCTGACGCTCTTCACCAAAAAGAAAATCCCATACCCTACCTAAAGCATTACGTATTCCTTGATACGCTTCCCTAAAAGGAGAAACAATAAAATCGACTATTCTAGACCCATAACTTCTAATTGTATTGACCACATTTTGAATAATCCCACCTATTCCAGAAAACACTTTTGTAACAATATTAATAGCCAACCTAAAAGGCGCTGTTATTACTGTAATAACCGTACTAAAAATAGATGAAATTACATTTATTATACCTCTAAAAATAGAAGCTATAACTGAACCAATTCTATTAAATACAGCCCCAATTTTAGATACTATAGCTTTACCTTTTTCAACTATAGAGTTAAATATACTAACAATGCCATCAACAGCACCCCAAAAAACGCTAACAATAGAATGCCATAAATCTTTAAAAAATTGTAAAAGCCCATCCCAAGACCCCTCTCCAAAAATAGCATCAACAATACCTTGCCCTATACCAGCAAATAAATCAATAATACCGCCCCAAAAACTTTTAATGCCGTTCCATACACTTTCAAAACCACTCTTTATTCTATCCCAATCAAGAGTAAAAATACCTGCTACTATATCCCATAAACCACTAAAATAATCAACAATACCACTAAAAATTCCTACTAACCCATTTTTAATATTTGTTCCCCATTCACCTAATCCATCTAAAAATTGCGAAAAACTTTCCCACGCTCTTTTAACAGCGGCAACTACATCGTCCCAATACACAATTAACGCTACAATAGCCGCTATCAAAGCAGTAATTCCAATAACAATCCACGTTATCGGATTTGTTAATAAAGCAGCAGTAAACGTCAAAGCAGCCTTAGCCCCAGCCAAAAAACTAATCCCCAAAGCCTTCAATCCAGCTATCGCAGGAGCTATTATAGTATTACTTATAGATGCTAGTATAGCAGCACGCATCATATATAAATATTTTATCCACGAAACAGCAGTCGCAACAAATGTAACAGCAGAAGTAGCAAAACCAGTAGTAAGCATTGCTACCGCCCCAGTTAATGCAATTATACCAATTCTTAACGCTCTTTCAGAAACAGATAAATTATCCCAATTTTGTATCAAAGAAACTATCTCAGCAACTAATAATACCACTGCCGTTTTTCCTAAAAGTGTAAAAACACGCATTAATGTATTCACACTTAAAATAGCTTTTGCAATAGAAAATACTAATTGAGAACCTATAATTATTCCCAAAGCTTTTATTATATCAAATCCATCGATGCCAATAAAATCTAAAAACTTCTTAAAATACCCATAAAACTCTTCTATCTTAATTTTTATCCAGCCAAATACTAATGAAATAAATAATGACGTTCTTTCAACAAGCGTGCCCATTGACCTAACACGCTGACCCAATTCATCAGTACGTGATGATAATTCATTTACCGCATTTTCCATTCTTTCTTGAAAACCTACAATCCACTCACCAACCGTAGATAATACCGCCCTAATTGGAGTTAGTAATGCCCACACAATATCTAAAATCTGACCCAAAACCATTCCGACAACTTTTGCAAAAAACTTTAACCTATCTCCATTTGCTTCAAGCCAATCCTTAAAATTCTTTAATATATCCTTAAATTTATTATACACACTAGCCGAATTTTGAATATCAGCCATTGCAGTAATCAATTGATCAGCCATATCTTCTATATTCGACCTAACACCTTGTAATGTTTCAGCAGTCAAAGCCATTCCATTTTGAAAACGAGGAACCACAGCAATATTAGCTAATAACTGATTACGCCACGCTTCTGTACTAGGAGTCAAACCCTCCAATCCCTTTGATAAATCTGCAACAGTCATATTTAATCGTCTAGCAAGCAAAGTAACGCCCATCATACCTTGTGTTGCAGACCTAAACGCAAGCAATGTTTCAGAAAATTCTTGAGCAGACGTAACTGTATTACCCAAAATAGTTAATAAATTTACCGATTGACCAGAAAGATTTTTAAAAGAATTAGTAAGTGGATCAACACCCATAGAACGCATAGCTACAGCAGCATCAATAACTGACTGCACATCAAAAGGAGTATCAGCAGCAAACTGCACAGCCCTTTGATACTCATCCATAGCTAATTTTGCAGCAGGAACACCTGTACGAGAGGATAACTCAGTAAACGCAGCAGTCAACCTTGCTACCTGAACTTCAGCGGTCTGACCAGCATTTACTATACTACCAAAAGCAGAACTTAATTGTTTACCAACTAACGCAATACCACCAATAACGCCAAGCGTCTTTATAGAATTAGTCAAACGCTCAATTGCATTTTCCAATGGAGAAATATTATTTACAGCTTGCGCTGTATCAGCTACAAAATTAACGCCCACTGTAGTAGTATTTTCAGCCATTACTTACTCCTGAAAATTCTCTATACTATTACTACTATCTTTCTCACGCTTTTTCTTAGCCCAATAAAGAGCTATATCAATATATAACTCCCTTTGCCAAGGCGTTAATTTCATTAATTCACTATGAGAAACCCCTCCACGCCATTCTTCAAATAAAATTGAATTTTCCCAAAAAACTTGCTCATAAGAATAATCAAATAACTTAGCCGCTTCAATAATGGGATTCTCAGCCCAACTAACAAAAGGATAAATAACACTCTTACCATCCTCGGCATACTCTAAATAAATTACCTGCCGAGGAGAGACCCGAAAAAATTAGTAAAATCAAACACAGTTTTAAACACATTTCCACAATGCGCGCACTTTACAGTATGATTACTAAAATCATACCCAATAGAGTTAAACCTACTTAAAATCTGTGCATAATCATTAAAATTAAAACTTAAAAGCCCTAAACCATGTTGAGCCTTTAACAACTCTAAATCCTTACCTATTAACCCATTAACACTAGTTAAACAATGAAATAAAACCCTCTTTTCACCAGCCTGAGAAGTATCCGCTCCTGCTTTTAAAATATAATCCCCAATTTCTGGAATCCTAAAAGAAAATTCAGTAAACCTTTCATCTTTAATAACTACACCATCATCAAAATGGAATGAAAACTCAGGCTTATCCAAATCTCTAACGGGCTTAAACGCAACAGACCGAATATCTTCCATTTCTAATGACGAAAATTCTTCAGAAGAAGCTGTTAAATCAAACCCAGTATTAACATCCAATTCAGCACCTTCCCCAGGAGCATTTTCAAACTTCGTAAACTTTTTACAAAGAGGACATCTATACACAGTAGAAACTAATGAAGTACCCCTTGTTTTAATTAAAATCTCAACCATTAAAAAAAATACATCCTGAAAAAACAACTTTGACGTTTTACTACGCCAACCAGGATACTCTTCACCAGTATCAATATCAAAAATATTCACTAACCCCTTAGCTACAATTTTACCAAAGAGGCGATAGGGATTCTGCTCATCATTTACACTTACTAAAACATCAGAACTCATCTTTTCGACTTCAAAACCCCTATACCACCTCTTGGTAACACTATCATACATACCTAAAGGCAACTCAGTAGGCACATTAAAATAATTAACCTGTTTTTTAACTTTTATTTCATCTACGCTATCTTTCTTAACCATACCTCACCTCAATTAGTATAAATCTGACCTGCCGAAGCTATAGAATGAGTAACATCATACGGCAAAAATGTAACTTCTATAACCCCAACTTTTGGAGAACCATAATCTTGATCTTCGCCTTTAAATCCTGAAAACTCACAATCAACATACGTCCACCGCATAATCTCGGTTTTCCTATCACGCTCCAACCAAATAACTGTAATAGTTCTATTATCGCCTTCACGACCTTCCCACCAATCAGTAAAATACTTATGTGTACCGCCTTCAGCCGTAGAATGTTTTAACAACCTATACTTCATTGAAAGAGCGGGAATTTTACGCCTACCATCAGCAATAGACGCAATTCTATCATCTTCAGGAACTTCAATCTGACCTTCCTCACCAAGAGTAAAGCCAGAACACGAAATAATATCGTGAATACGCACACCGTCAATTTCAACAGCAAAATTTATAAGTAACGCATTTACTCTACTAGGCATAATTCACCTCCATTAAGCACCTTTACTTTTAATTGAAAGAGATATACCGACACCTATCTCTATCGATTCAGCAGGAGGTGGCGGAGTAAAATAAATATGCACATTTACATTACCAGCCAACACATCCTCCAATTTATTATTTGAAGCATCACAAATAATAGTTACCACATCATCAAACTTAGACCCAGCAGTCCTTAAAAATGCAGGCTTCTTACCAGTCCTAACATTAGTACCATTATAATCAACTAACAAGTAATTTCTTACAGCATTAAATATTTGACTAAGCAATGCTTCACCAGATTCAACATTTTCCAAATCTTTAAACGATTGCACAAACGTCTTCTTATAATACAATCGCATAAAAATCTGATTATACCATTTATATGCCCTATTAGTTGAACCCATTCTTCCATTTCTTAAACAAATACCACTACCAGGAACAAATTGAATAAGATTTATTCCTAAATCAGCTAAAATAGTACGCTTATTATCATCTAAAATCTGGTCACCAAAAACACCAGTCACACCTTTAATAGCTTCCTGAACACCTGCAGGAACTCTCTGATAACCATATTTAGTTAACCAATAAATCACATGGCCCATAATATGCCCAACATTAGGGACATTTATAGTAGGTTCAATTCCAACACCTATAGGATCATAAACCTGCAACCATTGTGCATTATTCATTCTATAACTATCGCTACTTACCACATATTCGGAACCCAATACCTTCAATTCTTCAAAAGACTGATTAGATGGAAGATTTGAATACCAAATACAATCACCCCTAGACTTACAATAATTTTCACCAAAATCATTCACAGATTTAGATACACTTTCAGGATTACACAAATGCCTAATATCAAAAATATCAAAATCTGAACAAAGCACATTCCAATCATTATTACTTGGCAATGTACCATCAGCACCTCCAGAACTTAAATTAATAGGAACTAAATTAGACACAGGTAATCCTTTCAAATAATCGCCAGAATAAGTAGGAAGCAAATTAGATACATAAATATGCTCACTACCTCTAAAAGCATTATTCAAAACAGATTCAAAATAAGTAGAAACAGAAGGACTCATTGATAAATACTTCCAATTCTCGACCTCTTCCAAAACCCCCACCATATTCTTACGATATACTTTTAAATCAAAATTTATCGTCTTTACAGTCGAAGAAGCAGCGCCACTTATCGCAGCATTTGGAGTAGGATTAATATCAGCAAGAGCAGCAAATAAACCTGAATCTGATATAGTAACAGACGAACTCAATCCAGTAGTTGCAGAAACTATTTTAATTGCACCATTACCAAAAGAATCCCACACAACACTTCCAGCAGTACCAATATCAGTCTGAATAGCGTCCATAATATTCTGCAATGTTTCAGTACCTAAAACATCAACAGAAACAGCCTTACCGACGCCATCAATAGTTACTGTTGCTGTATAAGTGCCAGCGGCAGCACCAGCCAATGAAGAAGGAGTTTTAGCTACTGAAAATCCCCAACTTTGCGACCCAGCAGTAGGCAAAACATCAAAAGCTTTAGTAAGCGCTGAAACAGTAATAGTATTTTCTGATTCATCCTTATTCAACACTTCCTTAGTTTCACTATTAACCCCATCGCTAATTACAATATAATCACCTTTTTCAAAGTTAATAGCCCCACTAACCTTTAAAACTGTATCACCAATACCAACAGCCTGCAAAAGAATCTCATTTACTCTATTAGTATGTAAAATACTAAAAAGAATCTTTTTGCCGTGCGACCCTTTATCTAATTCGCCTCGATACCCAGCAGAAATTTTAATAGCATCATCATTATTGCCATTCTTAATAATAATATACGCAGCAGTAGCATCAGAAGGTACATATCTTCTACAATAAAGAGTACCATCTACTCCCTGCAAATTTTGAAAAAACCCATCCGCAGCATATCTACCATAAAAACCACGCACATAATTACCAAAAATGCGCGCCCATTCAGTAGAAGCAGTAACAGCAATAACTTTAGCTGGGCCTCTTTCTGACAAAAACATCATTCCAGCAGTATTTATAACTGCATCACCAGCAACAGCAGGCACTAATGCAGGCAAATCTCTACCATAAACACCCAATCTTCTAGAAGCCATCACTTAACCTCCACAAATTCATTTTTAACACGATTAAACTGAACACTATCATATTCTTCAAACGTCAATTCAATAGTGCCAAAAGGTGGGCAAGTAACAGTCCTATTACTAAAACCAATAGTAATATTATACCCTTTAACACTTTTGAACTTTTTATTTTTCTTATCTACATCTTTCTTCTTAACTGTATCAATTTTCTTAAACACATCATTTGCCATAATTCCACCTCACTAATTAAAGTTTAACTCAAAGTGATAAGATGGTATAGTAACCCAAGATACTTCAGCATTTAAAACATCTAAAATTCTAACACTATAAAAATGCAAAGTATAAGGAACATCACCCTCTAAATTACCCGCATCATATCTAGGTGTATCTTCATAATATAAATCATACTTAACACCATTCACTAAAACAAAACCGACATCGCTAAACAATTTTTGAATAAAATTATTAATACTAATCATCAATTCTGGATTACTACTTACTACCTCAATTTCAACGGGCAATTTTAAATCTCTTCTAGGCTTTATAATTCTATACTTCTTCTCACTAACAATAAAAGAATCTTTAAAATATTCAACATGCGCCAACGTATCAACAATAGGAACAAAGCCAGAAATATATATGCCAGGAACTATAAAAGGCGCTGCATTACTAGCTATAAAAGCAGGAACTACCAAACTAACTTTTGCTGTAGATGAAAAATCATTCTTTAAATACTTTCCATCAAAATATAACTCATCCATAAAATTTACAACGCCATTACTTACTTCCCCATCCACAACATGCCTTTCAATAATTCCATCTTCTTCAATTTGCAAAAGAGAATACCTAGTAACAAAAGACCAATCAACTAATTCTAAACTATTATTACCTTTAAATAATGGTTTATTAACATTACCCAAAGAAAATTTTAAAGAACAATCTAATAAACCTTTAATAGCCAATAAACTATCAATAACAAACTCATCATTACACGCAATTAAATGATCAAACCACCACACATCGCCAACATCGCTTAAATACGTAAATCTAATAAAATTAAAACTATCAATAGAAGAAATATCAACATTAACAGGCTCTAAAATAGCCTTTCCAATTATTGGAACATACCATTCATTTAAAATATTATAATTACTGCCATCAAAAATACCAACTCCAAATTTCATTTTAAAATCTAAATCATTACCTATATTACCGTTATACCTAGAAATAAAAACCCTTAAATTACCAAAATTTGATACATCTATAAAATCATTAAAAACCCTTTGAAAATACTCCCCACGCATACCATTTTTAACAGTAACTCTAAAACTACTATTACCACTCAATATATGCGATGAAAATTTATTATCATCAATAATAATACCAATATTAGACGATTGCCATTTTGATACATCTTCAAAATTATCAATTACTACTTCCAAAACTCTTTAAACCTATTAGCCAAAATTTTTCCAATAATAAATTTACTATCACTAACTTTAAACCGCTTTCTAGCTTCAAGTATCGGATTTCTCTGTGGAACAGACGTCTTGCCTACCTTATACCCTTCTGCATGCAACAACGCTAACTTAACTACTGGCATTCCTGAATAATGAGATGTTTCACTAGGAGCAACCAAATATCCCTTATCAACTTTACTTACAATGACATTTGACACAAATGACATAGGATAACTTTCACCCTTACCATAAAGTGGTGAATCAGGAAACCTATACCCAGCCCTAACTTTTTTAGCGACAGTAGAAGGTCTTAATGCCACTAATCCTAGACCATTTGACCTCAATCCACGCTTAAAAAATTTCAAAAAATCATCAGCTATAACTTTTAAAATTTCATCCTCAGTAACATTTAAAACCTTAAAAAATCTACTTTTAATAGACTTTATATCAACACCATAAAAAGTAGCTGTCACCTTAAAATCACTCATTTAGTAACCAACCCTATTGCCAAATAAATAAATTCATTCCCAACATGCCCAAATTCACGAGTATCCTTAATTTTATATTCCTGACTACCTCTAAAAGATGTTTCTAAAATAAACCTTGAATTAATCTTATCAAAATTTTCAGGAACATTACTCAACGACATAATTAACACACAATCAACCTTTTCCTGAATACCAACCCTCTTCAAAAACTCTTCAGTTGGCGAAAACTCAACAGAACCACACCTAATATAATCTGGCTCAGAAACCTTTTCAATTTTCTTAACACCACCCAATCTATCCCTTACAATCTCGTGAGTAGGTGGAGAAATATGTAATACCCTAACACCTAATACAGCTTCACTTTCAGCTAAACGCTGCTTATAATCAGCCAATAATTCCTTTATAGAAGCTTCTCCATAGCCCACAATCTACGTCCTATCATATAACATTTTTGATACATTTATTTCATATTCACCTAAATCCAACTCATCTTCAATTCCCTGAGTACCCTTTCTAGTCAAAGAATCCATAATATTATTATAGTACACTTCAAGCTTTTCAGCCACATTCAAATAATGACTATACAACTCATCCTTAGATAACGCAGCACCACCAGGAATTTCAAGACGCAAATACTTAGCATAATCATACGCTAAAACATAGCACACATCTATTCTAACTAAAACAGATATAATCGGCCACACATTCTCTGGAACTTCCGATAAATTTCTTATCTTATTATATCGTAATGCAGCTAATCTTATCTTATCTATTATTTCGGCATCTGAAAAAGCAGGTTCATTTACATTAGTATCTTTTATTTCCCTTCTAATATAATCAATTTTATCCTGAGCAAACTCTGCCAGAATAGGAACTTCACTCTCAAATATAGGAGCACTATTACTATCTAAAATAGATAGTTTAAACCAATTAAAAGGATCATTGGCAAGAGTGGACTCAACATAGTCCACCCCTGCCTTTAATCCAACTGTATCAATTAATTCTCCAACATCTTCGGGCGATGAACATTCATAAATATTAACAAATTTATAATCCTCACCTTCCAAAGAATTTACATCAATATAGATTCTAATCTTCTTCCCCATTAACACCTAACTTAAATTTTAAAGAGTTACTGAATGATTTTACTCTGCGAATAGCATCCATAAATTCCAGTGGCTCTACTTTAAGTTTCTTATTAATCAACCCTATCTGCAATTCATCAGCCTTTGCAGAATCACCTTCAAACCACCAGTACTTATTATCATACTTTTGCATTTCAAAACCATTCAAATAAAGAATGGCAGCTTCGGCGATTTCTTTTGTTTTAATCAACCTAAATCACCCCTAACTTTCAAAACATCCCTAACATTCTTAGGAACTTTATGCCTGCCATTCTTCAAATCATACCACGTACCACCAATCTTAGCTGGCCCCATATACTTCTTAACTTCAATAGTAACTAAACCATCACCATCAACTACTATTGATATTGCTGACTCATCAGAAGATTTATCAACAACCTCACTGACAACGTCATCAACAACATCAATAACATCATCATTACTAACTAAATCTTCACTCTTTAACTCATCTTTCGATTTTCCAAACATACCGACCTCCTACTATGTGGTAGGAACTACTAACACAACATTAACCGCAACTGGGGAAGAAGCTAACGCCTTAATTGTAGTAGTATCTTCACTAGTAAATACAATCTGGTACTTAGCATCATCGTGAACAAGCTTATTTGAAGCTGCATCAATAACACTAACAATCCTCGCATTAAGCGGATCTTTAGCATGCGAAATTACAACTTCATCATTTTGTGCCCACGAAGAAATCTCTACCCTACAAACCTGCTCTACTTTTGAGGTCACACCAAATTTATCAATTTTAGTTACCGCCATAACTGACCTCCTTATAGTGTATCAATTTCAACGATAAAATCTTGTATAATCCCAGCGCCAAATATTGAATACCAACCTATCGAAACAAGTCGTCCAAAATCTTCAACACCGTCATTAACAAGACCAAAAGGAACCGTTTCGGCAAAACCAGCAGGTTCACTTCCCCACACAACAGCACGATACACATTGGCTCCGCCCTTACCAGCACCAGCCAAAATAGGCATCTGCGTTGTTTCAAGAAAAATCACATTTTCAAAACGCCCAACCTCGCCATTATAAAGCAACTGCGGATTACCATACCTAACTGCATTCAACCAATCAGAATCATCACGCAAAGAACGAATCTGGTGAGGATGAGCAGCACATACATAAAACTGATCACCGCCCCTTACAACCATAGATGCATCATTAGTTTTCAACGTTTCTATAGCATTTTTAATTGCATACGCTGAAAACGTACCATTAACCTGCCCTATAGTAGTGCCTTCGCCATCAGCAGGCTTCCCATCACCAGCAGACGAAGTCATATACTGCTTATTACCAGTTGAAAGAAATGCATCTCTACATACTCTATCAACTGTAAGACCATAGTCCCTACCCAACAGAGTAGCTGCATCCTGCATCATATTTCTAAACGACGCTTCAAGCGCACGCTTTGACATCTGCACAGCATTACCATACTCATGCACTTGAATAGAAACAATACTATCAGAATATTTCTGTTTAGGAATAGGACTTGTTTCGGAAGGAAGCATACCACCAGGGGCAAGATTAGCAATCTTTAAAAACTGAACAGTTTCACCAGGTTCAGCGCCTAACTCCTGCTTAAATGCACAGAAGTTGCGAAAATACATCATTGGCATCGCTTCAAATAGCGCATCTCTAGAATAAACTGTCAATACCTCATTAGGTATATCAGCAATAGTCATTAACGCCATATTAAATTCTCCTTTGTTAAAATATTAACAAAGGCTAAACACCGAACTTTTTCAACGTCTCCTCTTTATACTTAGCGTACGCTTCAGGAGACATAGCTCTAATTTCTTCAGCAGTATAATTCTTCTCCTGTTTCGGTAGAGTCTGCTTCATTTGATTCGGTGTTTCTTGCGATATTATAGACTTTGACTCATGCTTTAACCTATTTTGTAATTCCTCCGCCACTTGATTTTTGATGAAATTAAAGCGTTCAACAGCTTTTCTATACGACTCATCCAATTCTTCAATTGAATTTCCAGTAACTAATTCAGGAATAATACGCCCATTAGCCCTAGAGATTAACTTTTCCCTATAAATCTCCAAATCTTTAAGGCGTAACTTTTCATCCATTTCCTGCTTTAATTTCTCAAAAGCCAAATTCAACTGCTCAAGTTCAAGGTTAGCCTTTTTAATTGCCTCATCACGACGTTGCTCGTCTGTCATCATAGCTTTCTTTAATTCTTCTTCCTGCTTACGCTTTTCTTCTTCTAACTGCTTAAATTTAGCCAAATTTTGATTAGCCTCTTTTAAATCAAGTTTCAACTTCTCAATAGTATCATATAACTTTTGCTTTTCCTTCTGAGAAGACTGCTTTTCCGCAGCTTCTACAGCCTCCTTTATTTTATTTTGCAATTCTTCAGCCGATAAAATTATCTTCGCCTCAGTAGCAGAAACATTAGTAACTTCTTTACTACCGCTCTCCTCTACATTACTTTCTACAACTTCTTTTTTAGCATTATCATCTAAATCTACCATATTAAACCTCATTATTTTAAATTTATAGGCTACTATACAACAACTCGCCTAATATTTTCAAGTAAATTTTTACAAAAATCTGTAACAAACTCCTTTGCTTCCGCTGATTTTGGATGTAAAAAATTTCTCTTAGCATGAAAAACTACACAACATTCACATTTTGTATATAAACACGATAAACAAGGGTCAACTTTACCAGCTAAAAATATCTTCGTCTTCTTTTTATTCCTATCGCCCCACACCTGAACCAAACGTTCTGGTGAATTTTCATACTCAACTACTTTTTTACTTCGACAAATATTACATACATTTTTAGTTGCAGTAAACTTAACTTCGTCAGAAGTTTTACCACAAATAACACAAACACGCCTACCAAATTCATCTATAGAACTTTTCAAATACTAACCCTCCACATATCCCTGAATATTTTGTGAATTATCGCTAGGACTATTCTTATTTATTATATCACCAAATATTTTTGAAATAGCCCCACGACCTTTAACTTTAATTTCTACTGATTCCTGCTGAGAAACAATATTCTTCAACCTATCTACCATTTCAAAATATTGCATAATTTCCGCTGAAACTTCCCTATCTACTGATCCTTCCATTTTTTCAATTAAAAGACTGCGCTGAATCCTATCACTCTCAATTTGCAACAATTTAACCATAACATTTATAATATCCTTAGACGATTGCAAAGACCCACCACGCAAATTAAACTTACATTCGGCACCAACTTCAAATAACGTACAAGATTTTGTAAACAAACACGCATCACAAGCAACAAAATACATATGTGATTCTTCTAAATCATCAACCGCAACAAGCTGCTTTATTGCGTGTAAATCCCTTAAATCTCTTGCGCTAAGTAAAATCTTATCATTTTTAAGCGCTTCCAATAACTTATTAGCACCTAACTGAAATAAAGCCTTAGTAAACTTATACTCAGCAGCTATCGCCTCTTTATCCTTTAAAGCCCTTTTAATTTGATTTGGACTAGTTTTAACTAAAGTACTCACTTCTTACTTCCTTTCTTTCCGCCAGTTTGATTAGGCTCCTTATAGCCAGACGCAAAAATAGCCTTAGCCTGTGCTAAAGCTTTTTGATAAGCCCCTTTTCCAGTATAACACTTACCACTATCCCCCCACTTAAAACCTGGCTTTCCATCAACATAACATCTTTTTATTGGCATACGCCCACCTCACTTTACAACAAAATTAAACACAGTTATACTTAAATCCTTATCATTAATAATTTCATTACGCATACCAATTTTAACAAATAAATCCTTACCAGCCTGTGCAATACTTGCCCTAGTTTTTACTATAATCTTAACTGCCTGATTCACAGCAGAAGCACCTATAGCAAGCATTTCAACATCGTTTCCCCCACTTAACAACTTAAAAAGTGATAACGAACAACTATGAACATTAGAACTACTTTTAACCTTAAACTTTACTTTACTCTCACCCATCGTTTTAACTCATCCCTTATTAAATCAATATTTTCCAATGGATCATAAATGACCAAAATATCCATTCCAGACTTCTTTGCTGACTTAACTATGCGCTGAATCCTAAAACCAAACCTATCTAAAGCAGCGTCAGATGGCCCACGAGAAGTTCTAAATTCATTCACCCACTTATACACAATATTACCCAATTTTTTCAACATAGTCAAATCAAAAGGAGTTACATTAACTATAACTGGCATCATTAATTTTGAATCATTTATCGAAACAACCCCATCCTCTTGACTTAAATACGCATTCAAAACAAATTCTTCTGTACCCTCCTGGTACGGTAAATACACTACTTTCACTATTCTACCTCCTACCTATAATACTATTACTAATCTTTTCAATCAAACTATCATCTAACTCCCTTCTTAAATATTTAAAACAAAAAATAGAAACTAATAATGAATCAAAAACATGCCCAGAAAAATTGCATACACCAAATTCACAATTTTCTAAAAACAATTTAACAAAATGCCTCGCATCACTTTTCTTAGCCCTACCATTACCTAATAAAGCTGCACGCATAGTAGATAAAGGAACTTCATAAAAACCAATACTATTATCCACAAAAAATCGCTTAACTTGTGCAGTCAATTCTGACTGAATAACGTTAAAAAAACCCCTACCACCAAATGCATAACCTTCTATAAAAACTAACTCCGCATTAAAAACCTTAACACAATTTTCAATTTTCTTAGCTACATTAAATATATAAAATTCATTATATTCTTTTACAAAGATATCAGAAACAAAAATAGCCTTTAAATTAAAACCATCGTCCAAATCAAAACAACTAAACCCAGTATTCTCACCAATATCCAAACCTACAATCCGCATAAAAATAGCATAGTAAAAACATACAAAAAAGTCAAGAACTTTTATTTCTATTAGGCTTAAAATCTTTACCTTTTATCGCTTTTATTCTTTCAGCCTGTACATCACCTTTATTAGAAGACCCAGAAATTTTTTCATTTACTCCAAAAAATTCATTCTTACGCCTACTTATTTCCCTAGATATTGAAGCAGAATATTTCATAAAATTTTCCAATCTTGATTGTAATAACCCCTGCTCAATTCTTAATTCCTGCAAAGCTAATTCAGCAGCAACTACATCTTTATCTACATCCACCCACGCATTAGAATCAGCCGCAGAACTATCACTCCTAAACTGCAAATATAACATTTTCTTATGCGTATTTAAAACAACTTCTGCATATTTAATCTGCGCTTCAACATTAGCTAAAATAGACCTAATATAAGCAACTTCAGCATCATACATAGCTAAATATCTACCGACCTCATCTGACGAAAGTACAGTAACATCATCTGGAAAAGGCAAAATATTAACTGGACGCTCAATATTTGATATTTTATACTCATCATTAATCTTTTTATTAATTGAATCTCTAATAGACGTATCTAATACTTTAGCCTTTAAATTATTACCCATAATTCCCCCTAAATAACTTTTCTAAAAGCTGGCTTATAAGCTGATAAATCATCAACCTTATCTAAATCAACTACCTGAAACGTCTCAGCAATCTTTTCCATATTACTAACAGAAGACGACTTAACTATATCTTCCAAACACACAAAATGAAACTTTACCCCCTTCTTTTTTAATTCAATCAATTCATCTATTGAACACACATCAGTAGTACCATCAGTAATAACAATAATGTCACACTTATCCATACCATCAATTTCATTAAAAATATCGCCACTTGCAACATGCAAAGCTAAATCTATATTAGTACCACCAATCGCACCCCTATTTAAAATATGTTTTAAAAAATTTCCCCATTGCGACCGTGATTGTAACTTATACACATCAAAAACATTACCATTAAACCATCTAAAATAAAATTTACTCTTATCGGCTATTGCCTTCTTACCTAAAGCTATTGCAATAGCCTTAATAAAGGCAATTCTATTAATACTTATTTTATGATAAAAATCTCTCGTAGAACCAGAACAATCAAGTAACGCATACAATAATTGTTTTTGATCGACTCTATCCTTATAATTAATTACCTTTAATGATTTATCCATAATCTTTCTATCAATAACATCATCCATAGATAAATCAAGCTTAGTAGCTCTATTTATATCAGCATATTTTTTAAGTCTGCCAACAGTAATATTTGAAGAAACCTTATCAACATTTATAAGTTTACCTTTCTTTGAAAAATCGAACGTAAACTCTATATTCTTAGCTATATTAAAAATCTCTAAATATTTAGCATCCCACAACTTATCAACCAAACTAGAAATAACTACTTTATTACTCAAAATTTCCTTATATGAATCATTTATAAAAGACGTTGTTCTTGAAAAACCATATGAAACGCCACCAGAAAAATCTTCCTTATTATTGGCAGTAAAAAAATTTGACATCAAAAAACTAAAACCTTTAAAAAAATTAGCTGTCATTGAATAAATAGCCTTATTCTCCGCACTTCTAACATCGCCACCATCTGAATTATTATCAACTTTACTATCACTTAATTCACTATAATCATTTAATTTAGCCATATTATTAAGCTCTTCTCTTGGCGCCTTTAAAACCATTTCATCAAATACAATAACCATAAATTCAAACTTTTCTTCTAACTTTAAAAAAGGATCTTCCTTCAAAAGCCTACCAAAATAAGAATCAGCAAAATCAATTAAATCAAGCCTCATTAAAAACAATTCAGCTTCATATTTACGCATATTTGATATTTTTCCAGCTACATACGCAGCAAAAACTTCATTAAAAATATCTTCAACTGAAATTATATACTTCCACATCACATCATATCCCTGCGCAATTATAAATAATAAATCACAATAAAAATCCCGTGAAATCTTTGACGCATTCGGATATTTTGCCAAAATAGAATCTATAACACTTTCATAATATACAGGCAATTTTACCTTAATAAAACGCATACAGTTACTCCTATTTAAAAATATCCTCATCATTTATAGAATCTTTTAAAGATTCATACAACTTTTCTGCCCTTAACTTCAATGACTCAACCATAGGAACTATAATATCAGATACGGACGAATCATTACTAACTTCATTAATAAACTTTTCACACTTCTTTACTATCCCTAAAGAAATTTTATACGCATCAGTTTTATTAGGATTATTCTTTGCACTTTCAAGCAAAACTTCCATTTTTTGAACAACTTCATAATTTGCAAAAGCCTGCTTAATCTTAACAAATATAGAATCAAAATAACCCATTCCCTTAATATCGCCACCTTCAACTAAACCAAACTTTAAACAACCTAAATCATCCAAAAAAATAGTTTTATCTCCACGCAAAAAAGCGACAGCCTTAACTAATTTAAGTAACTTATTACGTTTTCTTGGCGAAACTCTACATGCCATTTGATTTTCATAATCACTAATAATCTTATCAAAAACAACAAAAAGCCCACTTGAAAAATTAACATCAAAATTATCGAATAAATCTATAACAGCCTTAACATCGTTAAAAGAAATCTTAGGTTGAGTATTCTCAATCTTTCCACTTAAAAAGTTTTTATACATTTCAACACGTTTACTACTATCAACTATATCCCGCACTTCCGACTTAAAAATAATTCTATCATAAACAGCCCTTAATTCCTTTTCATTTTCCCTATCCTGATTAGTAGTCATTATCGCAGTAATCAAAGGACATTGCAATTTCTGAAAAGGGCGAGTAAAAGTACGCTCATTTAAAATTTCCAATGTTGAAACAAGAGTTTCTTCAGATGCATTAAAAAATTCATCTAAAAATCCAAAATCGGCAGTAACCAAAGTTCCTTCAACATTATGCACAATCTTCCCTTTCTTAAATTCTTCCAATAATTGAGGCCCGAAAACATAACTATCATCCTGCATCCTTGTAAACTGATTCTTATATACATTTGCCCCTTCAATACCATTAAGAATTTTTAACGCCAACATTGATTTAGCAGTACCAGGAACTCCCTTTAACAAAACATGTTCCTTCATTAAAATAGCAATTTTAATTTGATTAACTTCCCATTCTCTTTCATAGAAAATAGAATTAATCTCATTAAAAAACCCATTATACTTATCAATCAATGCAACAGCACTATCTTGTTGAGAATTTTGTTTTTGAACACTTTTTGCCATAATTCACCTACCTTTTTAAAATTTTATTTAATTTTTTACAATATGGACATTTAAATACTAATTCATTATTTTTAACACTTACATCTGAAACAACTATAACTTTACCACAAATACTGCATTCGGTTTCTACAACAATAAATTCAACATCATCAGACTTATTAGATTTATTTTTCATATCAACTCTCTTATTCACTAATTCTTACTCTATTTCTTATAGCCTCAACAATTACATCCCTAGTACAAGCATTATCGCCAACATCGTTTATATTAGATGGAAGATTAACGCCTGCAAGCCTTACTTTTCCTTTTAATTTATCTACAACACTATACCTAAATTTTAATCCAGCTTTATCATTATCAGGGATAACTATAACATAATTAGCATTATCCAATAACCAACTAACATGCCCATCTAATAATGCACTACCTAAGACCGCTACTGACTTAAACCCCCATTGCCACATCTTTATACAATCAATTGGCCCTTCCACAAGATAAATAGTATTATCATTACTACTAATCAAATGACCACCAAAAATCAAATTTCCCTTATTTATACCAGCAGGCATAACTCTATATCTAAAGTCCCAATTATCACTCCTTTCAACCCAACCCAACAAATTCATTGAGTTATCCAAACAAGGAAAAAATAAAATATCCTTATCAGCATTATACCCTATCTTAAATTTAATAATTGACTCATACTCTATATCTCTAACTTTTAATTTTTCATACGCACCATCAGAATTAGCTGATAACCACGAAAGCCACGAATTCCTGACAGAAACAACTTCCACAATAGGCACTGATGTTTTTACACGCTTCTTAACATTATGAATGTTATTGCAATTAATTACCCATTCAGGAATATCTAACCCTAATTTTAAAAATAAACTTGCAACTCCCTTACCAGAAAATCCGCAACTCCAACAATTAAAAAACTGTGATTCTAAATTAAATGACCAACTAGGATTTTTATCTTCGTGATTAGGATTAGGACACCTAGCTGTCAACTCATCGCCTATAACCCTTGCCTTATCTAATTTTAAGGTATCAATCAACAAATCTGCATCAACTCTACTCATACACACCTACCTTTTTAGCTATTCTTATTAATTGTGTTTTTTGCTTATCAGAAAGCCTACCACGAGAAACATACTGATTAAGCAAATCACTGCCAGAAGAACCAAAAATAAACTGTTCATCCCAACCTTTTAATAATCCCCTTCCTGCATCCATAACCTTACTAATCAAAGCCCCTAAATCAGAAACTTCTTTAATTTTATTAGTAATATCAATAACAATATTAAGCTCTGAAAAATCTAATTTACTACCTTTAATAGTGTAATCTACAAATAATACATCAAAATCTATAACAGATTTTAATGCTTCTAAATACTCATTATCTTCCTCACTAAGATTAACCCCAGCAATCATATTAGTAAAAATAGAACTTGCGCGCTTATCTTCAACTAAATTCAAATACTCATTCAAAAATGCAAAAGATTCAGATTGCTCTAATTCCTTAGATACAAACATTTTTGAAAACTTTTGCTCAACTTTTCTTACTTTACCCATACATTACTCCTAAAAAGGAATTTCATCATCATCATCTACAACATCATTTTTATTAACACCAACATTATAATGTACTCCTTCAACTAAACCATTATCATTATTTCCATATTCATCAGATAATTCATAAGGCATATTTGATCTATCATCAGATACGCCTAATACCTCTCTTAGCGTCATATTATCAAAATCAATTACCGCTTGAAATTTAACAGGCTCACCTTCACGAACTTTTGTTAACTTAACCCACACTCTATTAGTAAAAGATTCTGCAACAGGATCATAAATCCTACCTAAAGAAACAACATTATCGGCATTTTGAGCCATTCCACCTGAATAAGCAATATCTTCAACTGACTCATCCCCTTTACTACCTGGCTTACTCGACTTTTTCCACGCCTGTGTTGTAGCAACTATTGGGATATTATAATTTTCGGCTAAAACCTTCAAACCTCTTGAAATAGAATTTAATTGTTCCCATTGCGCCTTATTTCTACTAAGATTATCATCAACCATCAAATAAATACCATCTATAAACACTATATCAGGCTCATGCTCCTCTATTTTTGATTGTAAAAATAATTCACCAAAAGAAACACCACCAACCAAAATACAATCAGGAAGATTTTTTATAGTCTGCATCCTATTTTTAAAAGCTAAAATATCCTTATCATCCTTAAATTTACCGCTACGAAGCTTCTCAAATGCAGTAACAGATAAAATACTATCCAACCTTCTCGCTATTTGAAACTGACTCATTTCAACAGTAGCAATCATAACCTTATACCCAGCATTAAGTGCTGCCCTTGCCATATACAGCATAGTCCACGTCTTATAATTACCTAAAAACGCCTGAATTATATTAAACTCCCCACCATGCCAACCATACGTAGCTTCATCAAGCCTAGCCAAACCAGAAGGAATACCATCAATACCAGGATTCTTAATTCTATACTCATATCTATCAATACGCTCATCAATAGTAGTACGCAAATTCATATCAGTAACAGAAATCGTAGTCTCTATTTTCTTCAATTCATTACGCAAATGAACTATACCTGTATCATAATCACCTTTAGCAAAAAACTCATCAGCTTTATCCATCGCTGCAGCAGCTATTCTATACCGCTTATATTTTTTAATTTCATCTACATAATACTTTAATGGCTCATCTACTTTAATATTACCATTTATGCCAAATTTATGTTCAAACGTTGAACGAGAAGGTAAAACTTTATACTTCTTCTTATGTTTTATTATATAATCCCAAAACTCAGGATTAACAAAAAAGTAAGAAATATCGACACCATTATTTGCAACTTCCTTAAAAGCGGCTTCCCTTTCATCAGTATCACCATCTAAAATTTTAAGCATCAAAAATTTTTCAGGATTCATTCTACATAACCTCCCGTTTTGCTAAAAAAGGGAACTCCCTGACTATATAGCCATATTCAAAAATTCTAACAGCTCTTTCAGAAAAGAGCTTAATTATCTCTTCTCGATCAGTCAAAATTATCGATTTTCTAAAAACAATATACTTAAATACTCTTGAAGGCTTACATTCTATTAAATTAACCAATTCAATATCAAAAAAATTAGTTAATTCCTTATCCTTACGCCTATAACCTAAAATTTTAGATTCTCTCCAAAACACTATATTAAAATCTTGAAGTAATTTACTCAAATTATAAACCTTAAAAGTATCTACTTCTTTACCATCAAAAAGAGATAAATAATCTACATATAGCCAAGGAAGTTCTTCAAAATTTAATTCCATATTATTCAATTATCTCCTTTACAACAGTATCATCTACTTTTGGATACAATGAATAAGAAATATTTTCCTGAACAATTTTTGAATAATCATTCTTTGTTATAAGCCCCGCATCTAATGCTTTCTGCACATCTTTATATGTTGCCTCAACATTAGACTCTAAAATAAAATATTCATCTAACATTTTTAATACATCTTCTGGAATATTTGATTTTTTAGGTCTTATTGTATAAAATATCTTTCCAATCTCAATATCTTTCTTCTTACAAACCTTTATCAATGCTTCCGCATCAATATTTCTCCTATTAACCTCACGCATTTCCAAAAATCTACCATCTTCACTAAATTTAGTTATTCCACGATTCTGAAATTCTTCAATCAATTTAGGCTTATATGAAGCCATAATTTCAGAAGCAACAGAATTAACTACTGATACATCGCAATAATCTTTAACTAAAGATTCAAACGACATATCGACTACATCCGTACTACCTTTAATAAACTTTTTCATAACCCCTCCTAAAAATTTTAAAATTTAGACCTTAACACTTAAAAAAACTACCAACCTTTTAACTCTCATTAAATACCAAAATTGAGACGTTGTAAAAACCTTCTCTTTATTAAACGGCCCTTTACAATAAATTTTATCACCATCACGCCTTACTATACGCCAAATACCTTTAACACCGTTAACAGGAGCTATAAAAACTGTTCCTTCATTTAACTGACAATCTATGATTGGATCGCAAACAAACATATAGACCTCTTAGCAGGATCAAGATATTCTAATAGCCCCAACTTTTCTAAAATATACTCTTCCTTCTTACCCAAATTTAATGGATTACCATCTAAAAATAAATCATACTGATTTAAACTCATTCCTAAATCCCTTGCACGCTTTCTACAAAAAATATTAAATTCCTTTGATCCTGTAAAATATAAAAGCCCTGCTCCCCATTCATTACTACTAAAAAATCTTATATTTATTGGAATATTATTTAAAGAAAAATCTAACATTCTCTGCCCAATAACCCAAGGCTCACCGCCAATTTTTCCAACATACCAATGCCACCAATATGAATCATCTATTCTGGCAATTATATCAATATCGCCAATCTTTTCAAGCCCACGCCTATAACTACCAACAATTTCAAATCGCAAATTTTTTTCAATTGGAGCTTTAAAAAACCAATTTAATTCTTCAACAATAATACGATCAAAAACAATAGAAGAATCTTTAATAGATTTCTTTTTCATACACTGCCTCCTAGCATATTAAAAACAAATTTTTTACTTTTCTTTATT